CCGTAAGGGATTGTCGCTGTCATAGCTCATACTAGTATGACCAGAGCATATTTTATCCCTGCTCTGGGCCTCTAAGGTCCAGATGAATTGTATTTACTGATTAGGTTCATTACCTATTTCGGCGAATATATCCATAAGTAAGGCTGATACATACCCAGCCTCCGCTTTACGCGGAGTGTTGAAGTATGATTCAGAACTAACCATTGGTAAATATTCAACAGGAGCCACATCTGGGTCTTGTTCATCCCAGATAGTCGATAGCGCAATGCTAAGGTCTAAGCCGGTCTGATTTATAGCCCAAACAATTGGGTGCAGCCTCAGGTTGTTACTTTCGTAATCACCTAAGCCAAGTGCCCTTTCACTATAGGGTAGCGAGCTCTTATTGTAATACCTATCCAGGGGTTTTGCCCCTAGGAGATACTTATCAATAAGAGCGGTTTTCTCCATAAGCTTTTGGGACCGTAATTCTTTGAATCTATGATTGAAAGTCTCACGGTCGATACTCAAAGGTGGGGTTATCCAATTGAATGGAGCCTCACACCGAGATCTAACCCAAAGCATGAATGAAAACCGTGCTTGATCCTTTGAACTAAGGAACGAGTACACACCATGGTGGCGTGTATCTGGAGAAATAAAATCTCTCTCGTATAATATATCTATCAATTCGAGCATGCTTTGCATATTCGATTTGGTAAGTATATTACGCTTGATTGATGACATTTCTTTCCCACGTAGAGATAACCTTTTGGTAAACTCTATCTGGGAATTCCTTGAGTCCCCAATTACCGATTTTGTCATATTTATATTAATTTTAAAAATATACTCTATCAGGAACTGGTACTCACTAGCTACCTCCTTATTGAATATAACCAAGTCATCACCAAGTAGCCTATAATCCCGGGAGAACTTCGGAGGGTTTCCCCTCCGAGCTCTAACACGGGTGTAGGCGAACTGGACGATGTCATGGTGCCATAAGGCAAAGGATGGAAAAGAGGATAGAAGGCCTAAAGGCTGTCCTACCGCTCACTTCAAACTTTGTCCAGTGGTCTTCACTAAGAAGGTCCGATCCGTCATTACTGAGAGTCATGCATCACCTAAAGTTTGACCTCCTAGCAATTCAAGTCTGTACTTCTGCATTTCTGCAGGTATACGGTCTGAAGCTGCTGTTAGATCAAAACAATAAGTAGGTTTTCCAGCAGCCTCTAAGAGTAGGGTTTTAAACCCCTTATCTTGGTTGGCTGTCGAGTCCGTACTTATTGCCTTTAGGGTGTTGTACAAAGAATTCTGTACAACCTTCAAAGAAGTCTGACTTCAGTAGTCGCCGATAGCGAAAACCCTGGTCTTACCAGCCGGTTCTGCTGAAAAGCCTAACCTTCCGGTAACCCACTTGTTTTCGCCGGTAACGGTTTCGGCCATAAACTCCATCCATTTCGTTATTCAACTCTGCCCTAAGGCTTTGTTGAGTTCTGTTATGGATCGGTGAATGCCCGGATCTGATACGACAGCTTTGGCATCCAGGTGAGCACAACTTACCGCTGGTCCATTTGGACCCTTGGATAAAGTCGTGAACACCCTAGTGTCAAACCTGTCTTGGCTTTGTAAAGAACCTAAGTATCACGGGTACTTATCAGTAAATTCCTTCAACCATATCTTAAAGTCCTTTGTTGTTTCTTGGTACTCTGTCCCGTAAGGGCCAGGTGCCTCGATAGACTCCGGATGATAATCTATTGGAAGAGTTATTAACTCATAAGATCTCGCGATAGTTAGGGCAACTCTTGTTGAATTCCCATCACCTTTAATGAGTGACCTTAATGGTCACAAGGTTTTCGGAATTCCGATTGAGTCTGCTTTACATCACGGAATAGGTTGAGTAGGAAGCTCTAAGATAATGTTACGTAGAAATACGTAGCATTCCTTATAGTGAACTAATGTGTGATGTGGACCGTGATTCTTAACAGAATCACGGATCCCTGTTTCATATCTGGTCCAAATCGAGTTTACCTTACTTAATGATTTATCATCTAAATACAGAGAAGCTATAACAGCCAATCTATTTTTACTTGATCTATACATTATGAATGGTTAACAACATTTGATACTGCTCTCCCAACGGATAAAGTTGGTGCCACCAGTTGTTAATCGGTTGACCAAGGAAACAGATG